CGCTGCTACGCTTGTAACTGTACCTACGCCTGTAACACCTGAAATTGTACCGCCAGTAATGTTAACATTATTGGCATCTTGTTCCGCCATTGTACCCAAACCAACTAACGTATGGTTAGCGTTCCAAGCAGTTGCGCCTGACGCACTAAACGATCCGTCTGCTGGGGTACTATGGTTAACTGTTATTGCCATTATGATAAAAACCGTAGTTTATAAAGCGTGGATAAATACAACTGAACAATGTTATCAATAATCTGTTGCAATGAAGTATCTGTTTTATCTACCACATCATATCTTGCACCTTCAATTTCTGCAAGTTGTGATGCTAAAAATTCAATAATATTTGATGTTTTTTTCGCCGACATAAGGCTAATTGGCCCAATTAAACCATGTCTGCCTTGATATGCTTCAGCAAAATCGTCAGCATTATCAATAATATTTTCGTAAAATTTTTGTAACGCTTTGTGTTTAGAGTATGATCTAGTGTTTAAATGTACGCTATGTACAACATCCCTAGCTAAAAATAACATACCTACAAAATCGCACGCTTTCATTGTTGCATTCCTTCAGACGGTGCCATAGGCGGTTGTTCTTGTGATTTTTGTTCATCTTCTTGCATATTTTCACGCATATCTTGTTGCGAACCAGAAATAAGGTCGCCAGTATCAATTGCAGCGTGAATTGTACCCATAACAATATCATGTATCTGATCAGGCGACATAGAAGCTTGAATTGCACTAATTCGCTTGGTTTCAGCATCAAACATCTTAATTTGAGCCTCAAAATTCTTACGTTCAATCTCTTGCATTTCCATTGATTTGCTAACATTTTGCAACATGGTGTGCATTTGATCCATTTCTTGACTCATTGCTTGAATTTGTTGCTCTGCAGCCTGTAATTCAGGTGATTTATCATCATCAGCCAACAATTTTGGATCCATTGTCTTAGCAAATCGTACAGACATCTCTTGGGCGCCAGGCCAATCCATATTTTTGATGAATAAATCGCCTGCAACAGCCCAAAGTTGTGGGTTTCCTTGCAATATTTGACTCATTGCATCTAAAGATTCTTGACGTTTAGTCATATAACTTGGGCCAGTTGTCACACAAACGTCGTAAGTACCGACACTTGGGTTATAAACTTTTTCCATTACAATTCCCTGCTCATTTACAATCTTTTTAACAGGTTCTTGTTGCATTGGATTGACTTTTACCATACCGACTTCACCATCTAAGCCCACAATACGAGCAATACGCTCTGTATCGTAAATTTTAGGAATCATATCAACTAATTGACGTGTAATATGACGAACTGCACGTGATAAATTGTCGATATAGTGATAAGTACCTGTATCACCCTGTTTTTCACGTGCAAGAATAGCTTTCCCCGAGCGTTCGTTGCTTGTGGCACCTAAGCTCGAGTCATACTGTCCAGTTGTGGACTTGATATCATCAGATGCGCCAGCTTTTGCTTGCAATAAACCACTTGAAGCCATTGGCGGTTGGGCGCGTTGCGGTAAGGGTAATGGGCCACCCATACCGTCTGTCACATCTGGGTTAACTTCTAAATACGGCCAATTCGTTGTATTTGCCGTTTTCCAATTTGCTTCGTAACCTTCAAACTGACCGCCGTATCCAATAAACGGTGCTTTGGGCGCCAAGGCAAGCATTTCTGCTTCTTGTGATACCCAATAGTTATACATCCGCTGTGCATCTTTGGCATTTCTAACCAAGCCTGACACATAAATACGACCATCTACTTCAAATTCGTTACCAATCACTCGAATGACAGGAATCCATTTACCTGCCCATTCTCTTTCTTCTAAAATCTCAAAGCCATTGGTTTTTAACCACATGACTTTTTTGACATCAACTGTCCTAGATTTAATAGGCTTCAAGCCCATCATTTTCATCTGTCTATCTTCAGGTGAGCCATCATAATGACTCATATTGCCTGGATAAAGGTTGAGTTTTGTAGGAATATGTCTGTAATAAAAATACTCGGCAATCCGTACGGTATTCTCTGTCAGCCATTGGCTTAATGATGAATCACCTACACCTTGCGAAATCATCGATGTGATTGGCGCAGCGTCAGGAAACTGGCGTTCGTATTCGTCTTTAGTTAAATCTTCTGTAATGAAACAATACTCAGCATCTGATCCGCATGGGTCTTGAATCGTTGGATCCATGTAAACACTAAACGCATTACGAATACGACCAATGCGTAAGTCTTGATCAAACGACTCATCGTTACAATACTCAGTCAAAATGCGGATATAACCTTCGCCGTACGTCACTTGGTTTTCGCACGCAGTATCGTATGCTACATCTGCATCGGATATGTACTCAATATGACGTACCATACCATCAAATATTTCTGCTACTTCAATATCCGCTTTATCGTCTGCTGGTATCACTTTTCCAGAGGGTCGGTTTTGTCTTTGTTCGTTTGTTACTTGCCTGACGTGTTGTGGCAACTTGTTAATTGTCAAACACGGTCTAGCATTAATTGTCTGTCCTTGAACTGAACCTCTAGTCGCTAACACATCCGCTGGCCATTGCCATTGGTTGTCAGGTGAACCAGCCATAAACCGCAAGTCATCTAGTTCATCTTCCCTTGATTCGCTATATGCTGACAATGCCATCTCAAACCGAGCGCGCATGGCCGATAGGGTATCTTTTGGATCTTCTGCCGTTGTTGGATTACTGCCTGTGTCGGCTACTTTGCCAACAATGTTCATGGATGTTTGGTCGTACGCCATTATTTTTTCATTTTGCTAGATGATTTAGAAGATGCTGCCGCACGCTTTTCGCTAAAAGCAATTGCTACCGCCTGTTTGACAGGCTTGCCTGCCTTAACTTCAGCACGGACATTAGACCTAAAAGCTTCTTTACTTGTCGATTTTTTTAATGGCATTTCAAGATCCCATCCAAGAGTTAAGTACCGCGCCTTGACTTTGATACGTATGTTTCTGAATTATACCTTTAAATTCTCGATGTGCAACAGGAAATGCAAAAGTTAATGCAATAGCGTCTGCAGCATCAGGTGAGGCTAGTCCTCTAGCTCTCATGTCTTTCTTTGATTCCAAGAAAATAGACCCTTTACTGTCAGGCTTCATCATAGGCGATATCAGATCACTTTTCAAGTATTTGTCTGGCGGAATCGATGCCGATTTTAACCATTCCCTCATGTCACCCCACATCTCAGCGCGCTTGTTGCCGTACATCATGCCGTTCTTCGCCTTGTTCCCAAAGTTCACACCCTTGATCTTGTACCGTTGCTCCTTGAGCCGATCAACTACGCCAGCACCAAGCCCACCTTCATCGATGTTAACCAGCGCTGGTTGGTACTGCTCAATGGCCTCAATCACACGTCCAACTGTTTCCATTGTATCGTCACCCTTATGCCGTTTGATGGCAATTACATCTCGGCCTTGTCTAACGGCTATAACCGTTGAGTCTGAGCCAAACCGTGCAGGATCAACCCCAATAATAATCGGTGCAGTCTCATCTTTATATTTCTCACGTTCCATCGCTTCATCCACGATGCTTACACTTATGAACTGATCATCCGATGCGTTTGGGAACATACCGTACACCTCAACGTGCGCTTGTACCGAGTCAGATCCATACTCGTCAATAATCTGCTCATACACGTTCTTGTCTGTGCCTTCTACCTGCCTGGCGTCAATGTTGCGATTCTTCCAAAACTCACGCTTGGAATGAAACGCCTCATAGAAGTAGCCACTATTACGTCTTGGGTTACTAAACGCCAGCCAAAACCTGTTCGGCGTATTCTCTGTAAAGAACCCCGATGTCACCGACCAGATGGAGTCGTCAATACCTGACGCTTCGTCGAAGATGACCATTACACCGTCGTAGTTGTGTACCCCAGCGTAGGCATCAGGATTCTCAGCCGACCACAGTCGCCCTTCAACTCCCCAATATCTCGTGCCTTTCTTTAGGTCACGTTCGACCAACTCTGTGATCCATTTAGCAGGCATGACTCGTGTTGCGCTGACCTCAAACCAATGGCAGTTGATGGACATACTTAACCACTTCGTTATCTCCGCCCATGTAACACTTCTAAGCTGCGACTCGGAGTTAGCCGACACAATGACGGTTGCACCTATCCTTGTGGACAGCATCCAATGCTCAAGCCAACTAACCAGCGCCGACTTGCCAATACCACGACCAGATGCCACCGCTTCACGCAGTACGTCAAAGTCCACCTTGCCGTTGTTCTGTTTGATATGCTCGGCTATGTCTAGCAAAATCTCACGTTGCCATTTGCGTGGCCCTGTGAAGTTCTCAAGTGGCGTACCCTTTTCACCCCAAGGATAGCAATACATTACAAACGCTAGTGGATTGTCCTTAATCGCTGGACTCCACAGCCGTGACATTAACTCTTGTTCGTCTTGCGCTGAATAGATGGTTGTTTGCATTATTTTGGTAAATTAAGCATTACGCCAGGTTCAACTTGTTTAAAATATTGCTGAAGCGCAGGCACAGGCATATTTTGTAAATTATACGGTGACGGCGTAAACATTGTTTGCCCTTCAGGCGTTTGCGTCCAAGTGCCGCCAGGCGTTTGTTCTGAATGATATTTGCTTTGATTAGAAAATGTTGGGTGGTTAGGTTTTTTAAAAATATCTGTGCCATGGCCATTTTCAGCCGTTGCCGCGCCAGATTTCCAAAAACCTTTTAAATCGTAATCATACAAATCTTTTATTTTGCCTGTTTTTGTTGCCCATTTCATAAACGCTTTTTCTTCTTTAGGACTAAGCGGCGTGTTATGCGTAGAACTAAAATCGTACGGGTCAACCACATCTTGTGGTGCTGTTGCTAATTGCGCAAGCGCGTTTGTCGGCATAGGGGCTAGTGCGTTAATAGGCATTACGCTACCTTTTCTTTTAGTTTATGTTTCACGTGGATCACAGGTTGAGCTTCTACTTCCTTGAATACACCCTCAATCACTCTAGTCTGTGCTTGCTCAAGTGCCTGCGTGATAGAGATGCGTTGCTCAACGTCAATTGATAATTGCTGTTTAGCTACCCAGCCATGTTGGTGCTTTAAAACTTCAAGCGCAGACTTAGCGTCGCCAGCAAGTGCAGCATCACGCAACACGTTTGCCATTTCAGCCTCGCCATCTGCACGACCTTTCAATTCTGCCATTTCAGCAATTGGGTCTAATTGGGTGAGTTGTCGGTATTCAGTAGGCAACATTCCAGATGCAAGCGCTAAAGAATCACCTTTTAGTCCTAGCTTTGATGCACGGTATATCCTCTCTAACCTCGCCTCTGTTGCTTCGAGCTTGCGAACCTCATAAGGGAAGGATTGAAAATTATCAAACATTTTGGAATGGTAGCATATTTCTAAAAAAATAAAAAGTTTTTGTAAACCCTCCGC